AACAATAGTTTCATTTACATTACCTGATAATTCTGGAATAACGTCAACAGAATCGGTAAAAGATGCACCAGTTGTTAAGTTTGATGCACGTATTATTACGTTTCCTCCGTGTATAACATCAACATCTGTCGATTTATTAAAGCGTAGTCTTAAAAGTAAATCTGTTAATGGTTCAATCTGTACATTTTGTACATCTGCTGGTAATGCTGTTTTACCTGCAGCATCAAAAGAGAAAGAAGAAGTGGTAGAACTTAATTTTCCTAGAGCATTATATGATTTTACAGCAAATTCATATTTACCAGCTCTTGATTCAAAAATTTCAAAGCTTGGTCTTGAAATTCTAAATCTTTCAGGATTTTCAACACCTCTGTCCCCATCATCATCTACATCATTATCGCTATATCTAAATTCAAATAAATATTCACTTACTCCTTGAACTGGCTGCCATGTTACAAATATTTTTGATACTGCTCTATTATCTAATTCAACTATCTGTTCTGTTGCAGATAAGTTACTTGGAGAAGGTTTTTCGTTTAGTAATGTTGTAATTGTTCTTGGATTCGCAGGAACAGTCGTATCTTCTACCTGTGCGTATTTATTAGTATCATGAATAACTGCTGTAATTGTATATACAGATTCATTCTTTTCTTCAATGGAAACTACACGATAAATTTGAAACTCAACACTTGTATTTTCAATAGCCCAGACACTGTTTGGTAAGGGATCAGAAGAAAAAGAAGAAGAAAGTGTAACTGTGGTACCCGAAATGCTATGAATAGACCTACTTTCTACTGAACCATCAGATAAAACAACAGAAAGTGTTGCTGAATTTTCTGATGTTAAATCAGTATTATTAGCATCATCAACCTCAATAGCTGTTGTATTTATTGTTGTATTTGTAATTGAATCTACATATGAAGTACTTGAAACAGATTTTATACGGCCACCTCTTCTCACCCCTGCCCTTAAAGAATCTGCAATGGCAATAATTGTAGAAGGTCTTACGATAACACCAGCTTCAAGAGTTGTTGTAAAAGATACAACTTCTGATTCTTTTAAATTTGAGTACAAAAACCAACGACCTAATCTATTTGCTTGCCCTCTAGAAGTACAGGCAAAAGCTTTTAAAGTTTTTCTAGTTCGTCCAAACTTTGATGTTGTATTTGATAACGCTGTTATTTCATCAGTTGTTACAAGTTCGTAATCTATATCTTGTGTTCCATTATCAAAATAACCAACTTCAACTTCTGTATATTTTGTTCTTTGTCCTACACCCTGATATGTAAAACCTTCTTCTGTAACATTTGAATTATTAAAAATATATTGTGCATCAGATGTATTTGTAGAAGTGTTAGTTGGTCTGTCTTGAGATATTTGTAATGACCCATTGCTATAAAATGGCATGGCGTTCATCACAGAACATAAATCGTTGATCAATGAATAAGCATCATTTTTTTGATTAAGAATTACATTGCAACTAAATCTTGGCTCTGTTGTATTTGTGATCGGGTCAGTAATTAAAGTACTTGCATAAGCACTTGCAGAATAAAAACTATAGACATCTAAAGTATCAGGATCAATAATCCCATCTGTTCCTCCAAAACCTTTATCAGTAGTCAAGAGGTCATATAAAATCCAAGCTGGATCAGAACACCATTCCTTATCTGTTTTAAAAGTACCATCAAAAACATAACCATCAGGATAAATTACTCTTCCATTATCACTATCAATAGTTGTATTACTGGGAACTTTTATTTTTGTACCTTTGATACGGTACATACGCTTGGGATAACTTTGAAATTCTTGAGCATTGAATCTTAGAGCAACATAAGCAAAACCTTGATAAGCACTTGTATCTGTATTTATTTCTGTAAAAGATAACCAATTAACTTTTCTTTGATATTTGGATTTTTCTTTACTATTTCTTATAACAGTAATGTTTACTGGAAAACTCATAGTCCTTTCAAAGACTATTTCATAATCTTTTACAAATGGACTAATAACTCTGCCTGCAATTTTATCTTTTGAAACAATATCTGTAACAGTTCCATCATTTTCTGTGATTCTTATAGATACTTGAATACTTGTACCGACAATTTCACCTTTATCTTCGTCAACTTTTTGTAGAAGTGGTATTTGTAATGTTACTCGAACTTTATCAACATTGGTATCAGTTATAGACCTTGTTACAGGAACATCATTTGTTACTTCGACAGCAACAGGAACAGTATTTTCTATTGCATTTATTTCTTTTAATGCTGTTTGATCAGATGCTCCATTTTTAAAAAAAACTTCTACATCAGAAAAATTTTCATCACCATTTGCATTTTGTAATGGTGTTCCCTCTAAAAAAACATTTTTCTTAAAAGTATCAGTGCCTGCCCCACCTTCATCTAAAATTGAATCTATTTCACCGTAACCTAATAAATCTATCACTGTCGCAAATTGTTTACTTCGCAGACTATCTTCTATTAAATCAGGATCAACTACCTTTCTATTAGTTCCAAATAATTGATCATCAACTAATCTAGGCATTTTTAAACCTTTTTAACTATTTGTGTATTATCAGTACCCGAGCTAATTATAATTGAACCGCTAAAAACAAGGCCATAAATTATAGGTATCGGAACACCACTACTACTGACATTTTGTATGCCAGAAAAAGAATATGAACCTCTTATCGCTGGATCAATACCACTAACACTTGAAGTTTCAGGTACTGGTTTTTGTGGTGCTAGAACATCAGTAATACCCCCGATTATCATTGAAGTTCCAATAGTTGTCAATGCTGTTGATAAGACAGTTCCGAGAAGAAAACCTGCCACTCCTGTTAATGTTGTTGCAGCAGCAGCAGCACCAGCAGCAACCGCAGCTCCACCTACTAAAATTGGAACGACAAAAGCTGATCCTGTTGCAACTGGTATAATTTGTATATCACCTTGACCAGACATTGAAAGATATTCTTCTGTAATCACCCTATTACCCATTTTTATCTTATAAATCTGATCATTCATGTGTTTTTGTATTCCTTCAAAATTTGCGACTAAAAAACTCATTGCCTGCTGTGGTGATTTTACAGCAGCCATAAAATATGATTTGCCTAGAAATTGCCTTAATTTTCCATAAACTTTTATTTTTTTAAGCTGCATATCTATAAACTCCTCTAAGTGCCTGTTGGTATCTTAAGTCAAAAAGTTCTCTACAACTCAATGCTTTTATATTATGATTCAATATCATGTTATCACCTATATAAACAGCGACATGATTTAAATTACCTGTGACAGATTGAAAGAGTAAAACATCACCAACTTTTATATCTTTAATATTAGATTGTTTTACAAAATTTAATTTAGGTAAAGCAAATTCAAACTCTGGATTATTTATAAAATCTTTTATTTTTTTTGGTCTTTTCCAATATTTTATATTAATATTTTTATTTTCTTTAAACCAATCTGTTACTATAGACCAACAATCATATTTTCCCCAGATAAACTTACGACCAATAAGTGACGGTGCTTTCCAACCTATAGGCTTAAAAAATTCCCAATGGTTGTGTTCAATACTATAAATATAATATGGAAACCCAAGATGCTCACAAGCTGCTCTGTCTGTATCTGATGGTGTTGCAGCACCTACAGGATGACTATGTATAACACCAATAATTTCTCCTGTATCTTCACATTCTGCCCAATCATCAGGGTCAAGAATGAAAAATTCAAATTTACCCTCTGCTAAATTTTTGCAAGGCCAAAAGATTTCTTTGCCTTTGATTATTGCAAGTAAACCACAAGCCTCTTCTGGTGCTTGTTCTTTTGCATATTTTATAAAAGATTCTTTCCAAGTCATAATTAAAAGTTAACAAATGTTCCGACCCCTGCAAAGTCAGCTTTTGTGACAAGTTTTTTAGGTGCTGATACACCAAAAAGGTCAAAAGAACTTACAAGCTCAAATTGTACAATGTTTCTATTTTCAATAGTTTTTCTTTCAATAAAATAAACTTCTCGCGGTAACTCTGCTGAAGGATCAACAGAACCGCTTTTATATGGATTTACATTAGATGGAAAATTTACTTCATCTAAATCTTTACTTAATGCTCTACGCCTTGTTACTTTTGCCCCTGCAAGATCAGATAATGCTGTGGTTTGATTTGTAAGCTGTAATATTGATGTAATTGTTCCTAAGAGATTAGACAGAGTTAATGTTGGTCTTGGCAATTTACCTTTACCAGAATATTTATAACCCTCAGCTTTTACAGGCATCCTTGAATATGTATTTGCTTGCCATACAATATCCAAACTATCTTTCATGTTGTTTCCACTATGAAACAGATAAACAGTCGGATTTGCTATTGTTGAATTTACATTAAAAGATACATTACCATGTGTAAATTGCGAAGTTGTGCCTGTAAGTGTAAAAGTATTTGTATCAACTGTTTGTATTGTATAAATCCCATCAATCCCATTACCTGAAGTAAAATTAAGGCTTAAAATTAAACCAGTAGAAAACCCATGACTACTTAGTATGATTTCGATAGTTGTTGATGATTGAATATATGTAGCTGTTTTTGCTGTTTTTGTATAGTGGACATCTGCTTTTAATTCAACAGAATATAACTCAATAATAGATTTATTTGTTAATCCCTGAAGTGCACTTGTAGGAACTGCCATTATGGTTCAAATACTTCTCTGAAAGAACAATTTATTATTGCTCTGTTGTTATAAGGGATAGTTTTTGTCCATGAATCACAAACATATTGACCAGCCCCAGAAAGTGTGAAATTAACATTAGTTGCAACTGTTACCAAAGCACTGTCAGCAGTTGTCGAAGTAAGTGTAAAAGTATTGGCATCAGCAGAAGAAGCGACAACATATGATCCATCTGTGGGACCAGAACTAAAGTCAACTGTTAATACATCACCTATTGCCACACCATGATTTGCGAAAGTAATTGTAATAATTGTTCCTTCAGCACCACTTCCATCTGATTGGACAAAAGTACCTGTCTTTGCACTGAATCCTTCTGCAGGTGGTGTAAATGTAAAACTAGCCTGATCTGCAACCCTGCTTCTTAAAAATGCTTCAATGACATCTGCATTAGTTTCAGACACGTTAAAAGTAAGATCATATACTTTTGGGTCTTGCGATAATGGAAGGCCATATAACGCCCTAAACTCATAACCATCACCAAGAGAAGTAACTCTTATCTTTGGTTTGCTTTGTTTTCTCATCCCATAAGTGGGCTGTATTGATGGAAATGTAGCCATTATCTATTTAATAAACCCCCTGCCCTTTGTTCATCAATTATAGTTGCTTGCACTACACTGGCAATCAAACCGCCTAACTGATCAGCTTCTGATCCGTTTCCTTGTACAGAACTACCAGTTGCATCTACATTCACAGTGATCATATTATTGGTTGTAGTACCACCCCCTAGTGCATTGTTTGGGATAATAGTACCAGCAGAACGAGGAACAAAGAGTTCTGGACCTTTTTCACCTACTAAAGAAGCCTTCCCTATCGGTGGGTTGCCTCCATTAGCAAATGAGCCTGCTGGTAATTTCATGGGAATACCAGTTGCTTTTGAAGCTGCCTTTCCTAACCGCATAGAATCGGCAGAAACTCCACTCCTTCCACGTGTAAAGATTGAAGTTAAAGCTCCCCCTAAAAAATTACCAAAACCAGAAACTGCGTTTTGTATAGCTACTTCAATAAGTTTTCTTTTAAGTTGATTCAAAACATTTATTGCTGCCTGTGCAAGTGTTTGCGTTCCCATGACAGCATCAGTAAGGTTTTGAACAATTCCCTGTTCAACAGCTTGACCTATTTCTTCAAATTTTTCTTTTAATTTTTCTGCTGCTTCTTCTTTTTTCTTTAATTTATCAGCCCCAGAATCTACAGATGTATTAATTTCTTTTTGCAAATTAAGTTGTTTTTGTAGCTTTTCGATTTCTTGATCTAATTTATCTAATCTTTGTTGTTTTTGACCTGTTCCACGTTTTTGTGCTTCTAATTTTGATCTTTCTGCTTGAAGTGTCAATATTGCTGCTTTTAATTCTTTTTTTCCTCCCTCTTCAACAAGTTTATTGAATTTTTTCTGTTCTCTATTATGTTGTATTAACGCTGTAGTAACAAAACCTATAGCAGAAGCTATAGCAACAAAAGGTATAGCATTTAAAGCAACCGCAGCTACACCCCCAGCAAATGCAACTTGTTGTAAACCTGTTGCTATAACTGGCAGAATTACAGCCACTCCTTTAGCTGATAAAGCAATAGCAGTGAAAATAGCAGAGGTTTGGCCTATTGGTGAGTTCAAAAATTCTGTTGCTGCTTTCGTTAATTCAGTTAATCCTTTAACAACAGGCACAACCGCGGGTGCTAATAAATCACCAAAAGCTCTTGATAAATCTTCCCCCGCATTAGAAAGATTTTTAAATACTTGTGTAGGGTCATTTTCTAACAAAGCTTTTAAAGATGCTCCACCATCAGTTTCAATTTTGCGTAATGCTCTCAAAACAACTTCACTTGTTAATTTCCCTTCAGATGCAAATTTTTTAAGTTCACCAACTGTAACTCCTAATTCATCAGATATAGGAGCTAATAATGTTGGTATTTGTTCAGAAATACTCCTAAATTCATCACCTTGTAATCTCCCAGAACCTAAAGCTTGTGCTAACTGCCTAAATGCGTTTGACGCCTCCATTGTTGAAGCACCAGCTAGTTTTGCAGCTGTATTAAATCCAAAGAAAGTACTTTTAATATCTTCAACACCAACTCCCAAAGGTTGTAATCTCGCTGTAATATCTGTGATACCCTCAAGTGCTTCAGTTGCACTCAAACCAAAAGCTTTCTGTGCGTCAGCAGCTACTTGCTGTGATCTGGCAAAAGTTCCAGATGCTTTTGTTAACAAACGTAATCTTACATTTAGTTTCTCAAAGTTAGCTGATGTTCTTATTGCTTGTGTGCCTATAACAGCAATACCAGTTGCAGCAATAGCATTTCTTAATCCATTAAATGAATTTTGTAGTTTATTAGTTCGAGTCTGTACACCATTTAATGCTCTTGTAGCACCACTAGCATCAACTCTTAGTCTTACTACTGCCTCTGCCACAGATAAAAAAAGCCTTTATTCTATATTACCTTGAATTGTGTTTTTGTCGTTGTGCCGCTTTTTTTTCTTCGTCAAATTTATTTTCATAATATCCAGCCCAATAAATTAACTCTTCTTGAGTAATTGTTTTCCGTAATTCTTGTATTGTTTTTCCTAATTCTGTTGCGAGAAAAAACTCAAAATTTAACCAGTTATCTCGCTTTAGTCGTTTTTTGCTGTATTAATATCAAGTTTAATATCAAACAAAAATAACTCTATCTCATTCAAAACACTCTCTGGAAGCTCTCTTTGTAAGTTTGGGGCATCTGCAAGAGCAAAAGCCTTTCTGCCATCTTCTAGCTCTGCCATCTGGCAAAGAAGTTGGGTAGAAACAGTAAGAGCCTCATCAGTGCCAGCTACACTTTGGGCTTTTTGTCTATCAAATCTTGTTAATGGCTTGAAATATAAATCAACTACCTTTTCACCTCTAGCATTTTTAAATTCATACTTTCTCCTAGTGGACATTTGATCTCCATAGGACTCAGTAATAAGATCAATCGTTCTTTTGTTTGGCATAAATTAAGTGCGAAGTATTTTAAATTTACTATATATCTGAAGTTATTGCACCTGAAGTTTGGAAGGTGATATTTATTTCTTGAATCTCACCAAGTGTTGCTCCATATTCTGCATTAGTAATGATTCCAGAAAAACCAAATTTTTTAGCACTTGCTGAACTATCTGGGAACAATTCAAATAATGCGTCTGCAGCATCACCTGTAGTTAATACATCCTCAACAAAGGCTAAATAATCTGAGTTACCAGCATTGTCATAAATAAGTGTTGCTGAACCTTCCCCAGAGATAAGACCACCTGTAAAAGTCTTTGATGTATTACCCATGATTGTAGTCTCTTGAGTATCTTTGGTAATTGATAAAGACCATGATCTCAAACCCCCAATATCAGCTTCTGTTCCAGCAGCGTTATGGAACATTATTTTACCGACATCACCTTTTACAGCAGCCATAACAAAAAGAAAGTATTTATTTTATATTAACCTTTTTTTGCTTTTTTTACATCTTTTTTAGAATTTTCTTGATTCTCCATATATCTTTTACAATTCGGGTCCCAATAATTAGCATCCCTTACTCCTTTGACGGCTTCGATTGCGTCAAGCATTTTTTCAGTAATTACAAGTTTTGGCATAATTAAAGTTCCTCGTAAATATTAAAAGTAATCCTGATCTGAGTTTGAAATTTTCCTTCTGGACTTGATGTAAGTATTTCAGGCCCTACAGGTGAATCAAAAATCACATTAGATACAGTCACTCTATTGTATAAGTCTCTTAGCCTTTTGCAAATTGTAAAGTTTGACCCTGCCCCTAGACCTTCCTCAGTAAAAACATTTAAAAGAACCAAACCAACAACATTATTATCTGAATCAGTTGTACCTCCCATTGTTAAATATTCACCAGCACCAAAGCTTGTGATGCACTGTACAAAGGTATCTTCTGTTGTAGAGTCAAAGGTCATATTATTAAAAACAACAGGAATAGCAGGACTGCTAGCTAGTTCTGTTGCTAATCTAGCTTCGATTGTTGACCTTACACTATTCAAATCTGTAGCAGCCATTAAATACCCCTCCTAATTTGTTTCATGACATATTGTTCAAGCTCTTTCCCAATAAGTTCTGGAAAACCAGCAACAGTTTTTTGTCTTGTTCGATATTGACCACCCCATGAAGGTGGCAAGTTAGTTCCAAAACATACAGGCTCTGCATAAACAACATTGTTGGTTACTGTACCTTCAAATGGCTTAATATCTGTTTGCCATGCTGCTCTTAACCTTCCTGTATCAACAGGTGTTGCTTTTTTTACTCTTCTAGTCCACTCCAAAGTAGTTGCAGCAACAAGATCAACAACTAATTCTTCAAAAAAATCATCAATCTCAGTTAGTTTTATTTGTCTTGCCATATCTATCTCAAAATAAGATCAAAACTTACAGGTGTATTATTTTGCTCATTTGTAATTACTTGAACAATTTTAAATTCAACATTGCTAATAACAACTCTATCTTTTGTTGTAGGGACAAATGTAATATCTGCAGCAGATATAGTAAGCAATTTATCCTGTGACTCAATCAAATCATTTACTTGATTTCTAGAAACATTATTTAATGCACCTTTGATAGTTGTATCAGATGTAGATTCTGTGATAGCTCCAGTAGTGGTATTATATGCCCCTGCTGTAACTTGTCTGATAGTCACATCACCTCCAAGTTTGCTCAGTGTTTTTGACGCTGCTTTTTTTAATGCGTTGGCTAAGCTCATAATCTATAAACAATAACAGTGCCACTATCTAAAAAAACAGAGGTAAATACTCCAAAAAATTCCGCACCAGCTTTTAATTGTAATAAACTTTGATCGCCTTTGAAGTATGGCAAAAAAGAGATAGTATCAAAATCTGATACAGCATCAACAGACGCTACAGAGTCAAAATCTTTACCAATAGATATTACAGAATCCTGTAAGGCAGAAACCTTACCAAAACGACCAATATGAACAGAGGTGTCATTTATTATTTTTGCTGCTGGATAATTTGAAATCACAATAAATAAGCAATAACAGTGCCACTTGTAAGAGTAATACTTGTAATAACACCCTCTATTTCAGCAGTAGATTTAAATTGCAAAGAAGTCAGATCACCTGTGATATTTTCAGAAACAATAGTATCAATAACTGAATCTTGTAAAGCAACCATTTTCCCAAATCGACCTGTATGGGCTGCTGTATCATTAATAATTTTTGCTGCTGGATAATCGTAACCGTATTCCATTTTCATGACCTCTTAATTTGTAAGTTTGCTCTTCCACCTATTCTAATACCCATTAGGTAATGATCAACTATCGGTGGAATACGATCAATACCAGTAGCCCCATAAAATCTAGGAGTAACATTAATATTACCAATACTTACAGCAGCAAAGTCCTCTAAGCCACTTAGTTCTAGTCCGTTCCTATTGTTGTTTAAATATACAGCCAAGATTACCTGTGCGTGTTTTACCCTGTCTGGGATTTCAGTATCAAGGTAATAGTCAGCAACTAATCTGTTTGGAAAGCTCAAACCATACAGGTTAGTGTATGTGTCAGGTTTCCTTACTCCTGATCTGGGCCACTCCAAAGCTTGAGTATCATCTACTCTAGCTCCCAAAAACTTCTCTCTATCTATTCTCTGGGCTGCTGTAAATAAAGCTCTGTTCTTATTATCATTGCTTGAGCCATCCCATGCCGCAGCATCATCACTGAGAACTAAACCCTCAATAAATGAGTTTGCATCAGCAAGAGTAATATAGGTGTTTGCATTTGCACCACCAACAGTAGCATCAAGAGTTATCGCCATTGAGTTTTACCTTTTTGGGCTTAGATTTTGATTTTGGCTTTTCTAGAGTTTGAACAAGTGAAGCTGCTTTTTGGGCAGCCTCATTTTGTTCTCTCATTCGCCTAAAAGCGAACATTGCCATTAGCTTGATGCACCCTTAAGAGCAACAAAGTTAATAACAATAGCTTCACTAAGGTTTCCAGCAGATACGTTA